AGATGATATCAATGATCCTGTAATATAACTAGAATCATCCCATCTAAACTCTAATACTGGTGGGTATATAGTATTAGTATCTCTAGAAAAGTAATTAAGTTTATAGGTATAATTTTTATTATACTCTATTGTAGGATCATTCATTATTATAAACCCATTATTATCAATAGAATTAGAAACATATTGATGTATTATATCGGTTACTTTAAGAGTTAAATCTTTGGTAGTATATATACTCATAGACTGCGATGCCCAAGATCCAGTATACCAAGATCCACCTCCTATGCTACTAGTTGAAAACGATCCTGTTGCGTAATCTGGAATAACTATAGACCAATTAGATCCTGTACTAGCGTTTGTATATTCCCAAGAAACCCCATCCATAGTTCCTGGTAAATTACCAAATTTCCCTGTACCCATTGCCCATTCTTCATATATGGGATATAGAAATACATTAAAATTCACAGGAAGAGGACCAGCATCAGCAACATATAGCTTTAGATATACATCAAAATTTGAATTACCTATTTTAGTATTTACTATATTTTGGATATCTTCTTGATTGAATTTTATCAAGATTCTAGATGTAGTAGATTCATCGGGAAATAAAATAGATTCTTCTTTGGTTAATTCCAATATAGCATCTAATCCAGTGTTTAAAGTTGGATATTCCGAATAAATCGTGGCGTCCTTTTCTGCAAATAATTTGTATACAGACATTATGTGTAAAGATTATCGTATTTAACTAATAGTTGAGATAGAACTTTTGCAAGTTCTTTTTTATGTTTATTATATTTTTCAATATCAGGACCATAATCAATGAAACAAATCTCTATTAAAACATTTATACCATCTTCTTTCATAATTGCTAAGGATTTCCTAGCTGTTTGAGATTCTGTTATAATTCCTCTATTAGGTATACCCATTATTCTTGAAAATTCTTTACAAATTTCATAAGCCAAATCGGTTTCATCTTTAGTAGGATTATTAGGAACCACAACTTCTACACCGCTTCTTTTACCATTAAAAGCATTAAAATGACTTTCACAAACTACACTACCTTTACCTGGCGTTATCCTATTTAGGTAATCTTTCAATGGTTCGTCTAGGTTGTCCGTAATTACTTTATTCTGATATTTTTTTAGACTTTCCATCACATACGTTTCAAAGTCTTGTGTTAACTCATTTTCTTTATAACCGGATCCCAAAGCTCCGGAATCTTCACCTTTTTCACCTTTTAAATGATGTCCGCTAGAATAAAAAATTGCCATATAACTATATTGTTTTAAATGTTTACTATTCTTCCTTTGATATCATTATCAGGATATCGCACTTCAAAAACACAAGGATCTTTAGACGGATATATGACATTGTTTTTAGTAGCACCTACTATATCATATCCATATTTAGAATACCCAGAATCTTCACCTTGTTTATTTGTAACTTCTAATTTTACAACATTTTGAACACCTTTAACATTAGTTAAAAGTTTATATACTTCAGAAAGAAGTATAGGTTGATTTATTTGAAAATTATCTATATTAAAATAATTTTTTAATTGTGAAAGACAATCTGATAATACTTCTCTGCTGTTAAATGAAGGTAATACTGATATATCAAAATTCAGTCCTATATTTATGTAATAACCATCTTTTATTGTTATACCATCGTTTAACATGTTAAATTGAGAAAGATAAGTGGCTAAATTCTTTTTCAATGCATAAGAAGGATATGTTAATTTTTTATCAGCATTATATGATAATACATAAAGATTTATAGCTAAAGGATTACCAGATGCAAAGCTCTGAACATTGTAATCTTCTTGAGTAACATATACTTTTGATATTACACCAAATTTACTAGGTAAACTTAATGTTCTTATTATATAATCATCTTTACTAACTGCTCTAAGCTGTGTAGGAAAACTAGCCATTGTCCTAATTCTTATATCATCAACACTATCACCGTCTCCACCACCTGTAGCTGGTAATTCATTATTAAAAGCTAAAGATCTTATACAATACTGTAATACTCCTGCATTTAAAGATGATGGGTTTATATAAGCCGATGAAGCATTTATTTCATAAGGAGAATTTATATCATTAGAAGGAGCGTTTGAAGTTACTCCTCCACCTGAAAGATACCTAACCGTTAATGTAGTATTAGATGGGGCTAGCCCATAATCTTTAGTATACAAGAAGTTTACAGGATCGAAAGCGGTATTCATCATACTTAAACTATCAGGTAATCCCATTCCTATATTATCAGTATTAGGGATTATCTGTTCGTCAGGATAACCTGTTATACCTGATCCAAATTCTATGTCTAGATTCAAATTAGAATTAAATCTAGTAGTAAATCGCCTTTGCTCTTTACGCATTCTTAATACGTAAGGAACTTGATTATTATATGAGAATAAAGCGGGCTCATTCAAAGAATTGTTTTGAACTTCTTCATAAACAGTATTTTGAGCTAGATAAGGCACTTCATACCATTTATTACCATCAGAATCTATAACATCTAATATGCGTATGATATTACTGTCCGATATTGTAACTGTTGAAAATTTTTGTGGACTTCCAAATGAAAAAGATGTACTTTTTATGTCTCCGGATACCGCTTTTACTTTCTTATTAAGAAGATAATATTCAGGCTGATTTGTCGTACCGTTTACCTGATATACACTAACAGTTATCGGATCAGATGATGATGAGAATGAAAAATCTACTACGTCTTGAGTTATGAATATATTATTGCTATTGCTATTAGATTTTATTTTTGCATCTTTAGCTATTATAAGAGCATAAGAGTAATCTGGTGATGAAATCCCTCCTGTTACTTTTGCGGGTATAAGTTGATATACATCAAGAGTTACAGTTGAGGCAGCTGTTACTTTTGGTCTATACCCTAAAGTATAGGCCATAGACATCATATTGTTAAGATCAGTTGCAAATTGCGGAAAAACTTCTTGAACTTGTTTATCGGTGTAAAAAGATAAAACATCTCCTACATAAGATGCGAGTTCTATAAACATATTGCCAGGATCGGCATCGTTATTAAAATCGTTGTAAGTATTAGGAAAATAATTCTTTGCAAAATCTATTAAAGTTTGCTTAAATGATGCAAAATCCCGATTTATATATTTTATTTCTTTCATTATTGCAATTGAATTACTAGTGAATCTTCTATTTTATTCATTACATAACTTACTGATATTGAAATTTTATTTAGATCGTTTTCAATATTAATATCTATAGATTTTACAGAGATTTCAGGAAAAAATAATGCTATTTTATCTGTTAATATTTCTCTCAACTCGTCGGTAGATGTTACTTGCTCAAAGACAAATGATCTCAGATTTGCCCCAAATTCGGGATTAAAAGGTCTTTCTCCTTTATTTGTCATCAGAAAACTTATAAGATTAGTTTTCATCTGATCATAAGTAGTATAATTGAGATGAAATATAGGTTTGCTACCAAAAGGAAGTTTTATCCCTACAGCGACATTCTTTTTAGTATCTATAGCCTTTATCCTAAATTCTTCTCGTCTACGTATCATTAATTAATAAATTTGTCTTTAAATGCTTGCATAACTGATGAATTTTTATCAAAGAAAATAGGAGCATCTACATCAGGAAGTTCTCCCGTTTGTTCCATCCTATCTGCAATAGTAGAAGGTATTTTTGGAAGTTCTTCAAAATTACTAACCATCGGTTTTACAGCAACTCTAGCTGATGCTTTGTTAAAAGTAGAGGCATCTGAAGAGGTTTTAGTTATCCACCTTTCAGTATTATAATTTTCATTTATGGGAGAACCTTTCAATTCCCTATTTTCTTTAATAAGTTTTGCAGTTAAAACTTTTAAATCTTTAAGTTCTTTCTTGATATGAACCTCAAGAGCTTCGTTTACGGCTTTTTCAACCGCATTTGAAATCATTTTTTCAAATAATATCAATTCTGTCTTAGTCATATGTATAAATATTTACGCTTGTTAAAAATTGTTTTAAAGGATATCCAAAATATTTTTAAGTTCTTCCATTAGCTGATCTCCTGTTGCAAAATAGCTAGGAGCAGTCTGTGCTTTTAGTAATCCTGAATACTTATCTTTAGCTTTTCCAATATTCTGATCTTCTCCATATCTCTCTATAGATAGTATAAAATCACCATTTTGATTTGAATATTCTTGATAAAGATTATTTATACCTTCTTGTGAAGATAATAAAGAGTCTGCTATCAATTGTTTTGCTACAGGATCACTAGTTATTTTACCAGAATTAGAATCATCTGATATCTTTATCTGAACATTAATATTTCTAAATTTGCTACTTAATCTTTCAAATATTTGTCTATTAGCTTGTATTTCAGACAAAAGAAGTTTAGAATGTTCTTTTAGTATTTCTTTAGTAAAAAGAGTTTTTATAATAACTTTAGACAACTTAAATGTCGCTGCGGTAGCTGGGTTTGAAAGCATCAGCATCTCTTTTATGTCCAATGCCGTTTGAATAGATCTTATAGTTTTACCTACTATAACTAAGGAATCTAAAGTATTTTTTAATACGGTTAGATGATTATTTATAGACTGTATATTATTTGTAACATTTGACTGAACCGCGGTCGCTGATTGAACTTCTGATCTTTGAACAACAATATAAATGGTATTACCATTTATTTCTACTCTACCTTTACCGTCTACCGATTTTAGAGTATCTTCTATCAGTTTATCTATTTTTGATTCTAATTTTACAGATATGTTATTTATCTTAGATAATACTTTTTTTATCGTAGCGCCTACAGGATCTTTAACTGCTCCGCTTATATCGTCTATAGTATTCATCGCATTTTCAACGTTATCCGCATTCGATTTAAAAGTATCCGATGATGATAATGTATTAGTTCTAGATGCTATAGTAGCAGCGTTGTTTATAGAAGTAGAAGCGGTATTTATATAATTGTTAGCCATTAAATAGTATAACTTACTGTTGATTTTATTTTTTCTAATTTATTAGAAGCATTTACTAATCTGCTTTTAAGTAGACCTGCTGCTACATTTACTGTTAACAAAGAAATTGTACCTACACCGGTACCGGTTGCTTTTTCCAAAGAATTAGAAAAAGTATTTAAAGCGTTTATAATATCGCTAAATATTTCAACTATAGAATCACCTTTACCAACTGATTCTAAACTAGTTCCTTTAGCTGAAAGTCCCAATTGTATTTTGGGAGCATTTACTATAAATAATCTAGATACATCTTTACTACCTTTCGGTCCAACATTAAAATGTATACCCTCATTAGATGATAATCCTATAAATTTATTAGAAGTGACAAATATAGAATCAGTTTTAGAATTAAATATTATTCTACCAGACGTCAATATTACTTGTTCTTTATTATATTCTTGAAACGATTCAAATGCCATCACTTATATTTTTGATATGCTTTTTTATATATTTCAAAAAGTTCTTGAAAACTTTTTTGATTTGATATATTTTGACCATAATATCCGCTAACTCCTGAATAACTACTTGGTAGAGATGCCCATATCCCGGCTAAACAATTTGGATCTTTTTTATCGCTTTTACCACCTATAACCAATTTAAAAGCATCAAAATTTGATTCTCCTATAGAATCTATGGTAGCCTGTGATACGTTTTCTTTCATTCTTCTCCATGCTGCCATGTCTTGATTTACTTTAGACATTCCAACATTAGCTCCCATGATGTAACTCCAAGTTGGATAGTTAAATTGATACCTACCAGCTGCGGTAGTCACTTCTCCTTGTTTATTGAATACTATTTTAATATTAGGATGTATAGGACTAGAATCATAAGAATCGTAACCTAATAATTTTTTATAATTATAATAAACATCATATCCATTGTAAGAACCGTATCCTGCGGTTCCCTCCATTATAGCTATAACATCTAGTAATGATTTAACGGCAGCAGACATTCCTGTTATAGGAGAAACTTTTCCTATACATGAATCTATATTAGATATAGCTTTAGTAACCGATGCCATTTGACCCGTATAAGCTTTTGAATTTGATGATGTCCCACCATAGTATTTATTGTAGTCATTACTAGTTTTATTTATTATATCTCTATAAATACCATTAGATACAGGTATCTCTTCTGTTACAGAAATGACTTCATATTCGGAATCATCTGCTTGATCTAATGAAGTTATATCATCTTGTATAGAAGATGTTACAGGAAGTTGTGGATCTAGTATAGATTGAGTTACTGGTGGCAAGTCTGTGGTCGGAGTTTCAAATGTTTCAACCTGATCATCTACCACTTCTGCTTTTTTAGGAACTATTATATTATTTTTAATAGTATTATCTATGTTAACATTAAATGATTCAAAATTGTCACACGATACTGAGATGCCTATATTTTGTTTGCTGAAAAGATAAAAAGACGATCCGTCTTGATTTATGTCCTCAAATATATTAGAATTTTGGGAAGAGTCATTATCATTCTGACCTACTCTCATAACAATCAGAGGGTGCCCCTCTTCACCTTTCCAAGGCACTTCAGATATATCACCATATGAAACTCCTAACCGAATTGTATTACCTCCTCTACCCTGTATGATATTGTCGTTCATAGGATAAAGACCTTTTACATTACCAAGCTCTTTGAATGTATATGGCGATTCATCTTGTTTATTTATAGAATTACCAGTTTGAGAAAGTTGATAAGATGATACTCCATCTTTTTCTTTTTTTAAAGAAAACAATGAATTTTTTGGGATTATATTATGCTCTACATTATTCCAAGCTGATATTAAATCAGAATACATATAAGTCCTAAACATAGTACCTTGTTCAGATTGAGCATCATATGTTTCTAAAAAATCTATTCTTACCATTTCTCCTTTTTTAGGAAAAATAGTATTGTGTATTTTTTTGGGAGTTGCAAATTCGTAGAAATCGTTTGCATAGATATTACTGTATACCCTTTGAAACTTCACAGTACCTATAGGATACATGCTAATATCTAAAGCCGCTTGGATGTCTTTAAAAAAATCTTGCCTTTGAGATTCTAGTAATAAAATATCTTTTACTATACCGCTAAATGATACACCATCCATCGCGGATATAGAATGACCACTAGCTGGGGTGGATGCATCTCCGCTAGAACCTATGCTAGATTTTAATACAGGATCTGCCATTACGCACTACCTTTTATTGATGATGCGAGCATTTTTTCTTGTAATTTTTCAGCTTCTTCTAATAATTTTGCTTTTTCATCTTCTGTAAACATGAAATCTCCAGTATCATCACCTCTATCAAGAGTTTTTTGGACAATAGCAGCCATTTTTATGAGATTATCATCATTTTTTACGGACATTCCCATGTATTGTGCTATAAGAGGAACCATAGTCACCGCATCTTGAACAGTTGAGATGAGGTCTTTAAGTTGTACTATAAGACCTGTTAACTCTTGTTCTTTCTTAACATTTCTGTTATAAATGTCTTTTAGAAGATCCCCATATTTCTTATTACCAAATACTATAGTATCTAGATTACTCATAGTTAATTGCTTTTTCTATAAATATCCGAATCATCTGTTTTTAGGGCACCGTATATATAATACTCTTTCATAGTCCTTTTAAATATAAATTTTAATTTAGATATGACTTTAGTAATTTTTATACTATTTTGCCCTGTAAGTTCTCTAGTATATAGATATAATATCTGTTTGTTAAAGATATCTATACTTTCTCGTTTTTTAAAAAAGTCTAATATAACAATGGCTATATCTTGTTCTGGTGTTTCTATGAAATACCATTGTAATTTTTTTTCTACGTGTTTTACATAAGAGTCAATAAACACAGACAGTTCTCTATCGGAGTTATCTTGTGTCTCTATCAAATCTGTATTTTTGTCTTCTGATATTTCTTCCAAATCCCCTTTACGTTTCTTATTTTTATAATTTTTGTCATTATATTGAATAAGATAACGTTTTGCTATAGTACCTAAATAAGAATAAGCTTTACCCTTTGCAGGATCATAAAGATGAATCTTCTGCAATAGGAAAGCTACTACTTCGTGTTCTAATTCAGTAAAATTAACAAGATCCGTATAATGGAACTTGAATGTGTGAATTATATTTTGAGCTAGTTTATGAATAGCATAATCTATCTTATCATTAAAAAGTATACTACGTTTTACATGATCGTCTGTAGTAATATATTCTATTACGGCATCTTCTGTACCTTGATCAAAATACTCTTTACTTTTTTTCCTTCTTCTTTTTCTAAGTTTTCCAGATCGAGTATATAACTCCAAATCTAACTCCTGTTTTTCTTTCTTCTGCCTTGCCATTTAAATATTGGATCTTTATCATAAACTTTATTTTTTATTTTATTTATTTTTTTCTGTAACTTCTACTACGAATTCGTTCAAGATTTTTTGAATATTTTTTACCGAATCAAAAAACCAACCAATCTCATCATCAGCTTTGAATATACCATTAGCGTCTATTTCTTTCAATTTTTCATCAGATAAGCGAATAGCAGTACTGATATTGACTATATACTTTTCATAAAGTAAAACGTCTTTATTGATGTCGTCAATAGCACTCTGATATGCTTTTTCCGTTTGTTCTATCTTTTTTTTTGCAAGATCTTCTATATCAAGAAGTTCTTGTTCAAAATCCTTAGTATCAGATAGATATTCTTTCTCGATAGCAGCTATGCTATCTTTATATTCTTTTTCAAGATTTTTTCTAGTTTCTTCTAAAGAAGCAATATGTCTTTTTTCAGTCTCTTCATTTTTTACTAAAAGTTGAGAGTATTTGTAAGCCAATACTAACAACAATATAGTAACCAATCCTAACAATAATTCTGTAATATTTAGGGTTATCATTTTATTCATTTAAAAATTTACTAATAGCTTTAGACTGTCTAGCGGAAGGTGAAGTATCATTTTTAGGATACACCGCTTGTTTGGGAGAAGATTCCAATCTAGCTGCAATAAGATCTGCCTGATGAATTACATAAGGAAGCTCACTCTTAATCTTGTAATCTTCGCTAAACGCAATTAGATACCCCTTGTTGCCCTCTTCGTATATACCGTCGTGTAGTTTTATACCTAGGAAAACTTTCTCGCTTAAAACGACTCCTATTGACTGCAGGAGGTATAGTGATCTATCTGCAATTTTCATGTAAGTAATAGAAGGATTATGTTTATACAATTCACCTCTATCAGCATGCCATTTAGAATCCTGGGGGAGGTATTCTTCATGTTGAGATGTACCAAACTTTCCAAGGTCATGAACGAAAGCAACGAAAGCAAGCTCTTCAACAGTAAAGTCTAAAGACGATCCTTTCATCTCTTCCCACAACTTTTTAACTTTTAGAGCAGCGTCGTGTACTCTTAGGACATGATCTACATAACCTCCTGCAAAAGCATTATGATAACTAGTTTTACTGGAAGCCGGGATAGTGGAAAGTCTATCTGCATATTTATCACAGAACTCAATAAGCTTATTCCAATTATCAGGATTTTCTGATTTTTCAGAATAAGAAATTAACAAGTTCATGTGGCGTTCCCAGTTGGATGCGATTTGGGTAATTGATAACATAATTTTATTTTTATTTTGAATCTTCTGATTCTACATGTGAAATTATTTCAGTAAGAATCTCTTGAATTTCTCTTTCTTGTTCTGTAAGTTCTGACATCTGTACAACTCCTTTACTGATTGTGTATTTATATGTTTTAAATTTTAATTCTAAAAAATCTAACATTTTCAAAATTAACTCTTTTTTTCTCATTTATATTATTTATTTTATTATTTATTTTATTATTTATTTATATTATTACTATTATTACTATTATTTATTATTAGTATATATGTATATATAGTATATTATTATTTATTAATTATTATATAGTATATATTATATTATTATTTACTTATTAGCTAAGGGCATAATCAAGTCGCCTGAAGGCTCCCTCTTTAATGCCCCTGAACCCGGGGCAAAAATAATATAGTATTACTATATAATCCAAATATTTTTCAGTATTTTTTTAAAATAATAAATAAATTTAACATTTAGTTAACAAATAGGTCAATTATGCTAATAGATTTCAGTAAATTAAATACATCTTCAGAACCTCTAAAGAAGCCTACACATAAGAAAAAAAAGTCAATTAAGAATATTTCTACCGTAAAAGATGAAAATATTTCAGAATTAACTTCAAAAGATATACAAAATTCACTATCTTTGCGATTTATTAATCATAATTACTTGATTTATAATGCTTATATATTCAATTGGGAGTCTGATTTCTTCAGTTTAAGTGAAGCTGGGTATGTTTATGAAGTTGAAATTAAGGTAACTAGAGCTGATTTTAAAGACGATTTTAATAAAAAAGACAAACATTTTCTATTAGAATCACAAATTTCAGAAAATTTTACTAAAAAACCTAATAAATTCTTCTATGCAGCACCAAAAGGTTTACTTTTGAGTAAAGATATACCAGAATATGCAGGATTAATCGAAATTTCTTCAAGAGATTCACCTGCTATTGTGATAAAAGAAGCTCCTTTTCTACATAAAGAAAAGATATTTGATATGTATAAAGGGAGTCTTTTTGATAAATTTTATCATAGATACAGAGAATTATTAACAGAAAAAATGCAAAATAATGATAATCAATAATTTATATTATTACAAAGCTAACGTAATCAGGGTAATAGACGGTGATACCATCAAAATGAACATAGATCTAGGTTTTAAAATCTTTTGGGAAGTGAATGCTAGGCTATATGGTATTAATACTCCTGAGCTTACATCTTCAGATACTGTAACAAGACAAAAAGCAATAGACGCTAAGAATTTTATAGAAAGCGTTGTTAAGCCAGGAGATTCTATTCTTGTAAAAAGTAAAATTTTGGATAAATACGGTAGACCTTTATGTGAAGTATATTATTCAAAAAATGAAATTTTCCTTAATAACGAACTCATAGAAAAAGGCCACGCTGTAATTTATCTCCCATAAAAAATAAAAATTTAATTATGAAAAAAGGTTATACTCATTTAATTATTCTTATTGATAGATCAGGATCCATGACTTCAATTAAAGAAGATATGGAAGGTGGACTAGTTACATTTTTGGAAGAACAGAAAAAGTTACCTGGAAAATGTACATTGACTGTAGCGCATTTTGATGCCGAATACGAGAAGGTTCATAGTATGGTCGATATAAATACTGTAGAATCAATTAAAATCAATCCTAGGGCTACTACAGCGCTTCTAGACGCTATGTCTATACTTATAGTAGAAGCTGGTGAAGAACTGTCTTTTCTTAATGAGGAAGAACGTCCTGAAAAAGTATTGTTTATCACTATTACAGACGGTGAAGAAAACTCTTCTAGGGAATGTACTACTGCTAAATTGAAAAATATGATTACTGAGCAGACAGAGAAGTACAACTGGCAGTTTGTATATCTTGGTGCAAATCAGGATGCAATTATGGTAGCTTCTACATTCGGAGTATCATCTACTTCTACCATGACTTACAATGCTACTTCAGCAGGTTCGGCTAATATGTTTTTCAATCTAACTAGTGCTACCTCTCGGTACAGATCGACCACTACTATGGATAATTTGAATGTTTTTGAATTTACACAAGACGAACAGGATCAAACTCTAAATTCTAAATAATGAGTAACAAAGTTTTAGATAAAGGAAAACTTTTTCATAAGATACATCAGCTTCAAAAAAGATTGACTAGATCAGAACAGAATGAAGGACACAGTGATAATAAAATCATATTCAGAAAATCTTTAATTAAAAAATTACAAGAAAAAATATATGGAAAAAATAAACCAAAATAACCAAACCATATTTTTAGCTCCTAATAGGCTTTGGGGTACTGCTATAGAATCGGTAACAATAGATGAAGATGGTTCTATGTGGGTTGATAATGGGGAATATTCTACGCGAGTAAATTATAATCCTTTTACAGGAGAACCTGCTCCTCTTCAGATGGAAGGGGAGGTTAAGGAAAGGGTTATAAGCGACGGATCATCATATCAATATGTAGATTATAGAAAATGATTTTACAAACAACTATAGCGCTATTACTGACAGCAGGAGTACCTTTAGGACTCCTGTTTTTGGCTATTAAATATTCTGATTGGAAAAATAAATGATATTTATATGAAATCAAATTTGAATTGAAATTATATACTATCATAAGAGAAATACTAAATGAAGCTTGGGATACTAGCATAAGTAAGAAGTATGTACTACTTTTTAACAACAATAAAAATATACCTTCTTCTATAAGCGATAAATACAAATCCAATAATAAAAATTTTACAGATCAAGTAAAAGATTTAAAAAAATCTAGAACAGATCAATTTCTAAATGATGTTATAGATAAGCTAGGTCTTAGTCCAATCAAGACATTGAACATGGATGTTGTAACTAAACCTAATTATGTTTATGAAGTTGATTTCGATGCTACTCATCAAGACGGTGCTACTTCTAAAGGTAAAGTGACTTTTGACGGTCATAATGTAGTTTTTTATGCTACCAAATTTATTTATAACGATGGTAGTGAAAAAATATTGATGGATCCAAATACCCCTGAAGATAAAATATACAAGAAAAAACACGTTCCAAAAGAAAAGCTAGAACCTGTTAAAACATCTAAACCTGAAAAGAATGTTTGGGATGTTCCTGATGCTAAGAAAAAAATAACAACAGATAAGGCTAAAGAGAAAAAAGAGAAAGAAAAAGATTTTAGAAAAGGTTCAAAAGAAAAGAAAAAAGAATTTAAAAAAGAAAAAGAACAATTACCGGCAGAATATCAAAAATATGTTAAACCTCAAGGTTCTTGGATGCTACAGGGAGTTAAAATGTCTAAGATAGAAGACAGTCCTGAAAATATTGTAAAATTTTTTATAAAAACAGCAGCTCAGTTTATAGGATACGACATGAAAAAAGAAGCAATAGCAACTGGGTCTGGTAGAAATTGGAATGTTAAATACGGAGATCTGTCAGCTGATATAAAATTAGGTCCTCTTGGAAAATTTGATATTAGAGATGTGGTAATTAAATTTGATGACTACATAATATTTAAATACAAAGAACCGCAATAATTTGTCTAAGCGATAATTGGAATAACCACTAGACAAAAAAGCCCCTTATTAGGGGCTTATTTATTTTTTAATACTTTGTAATTTTTATTATCAGGATATGATGCTATATTAGCATTTCTAGGAGCATTACTTCTTGTTATGTATACGTTCAAATTACCGCTTCCTATTTTTTCAGGTAATACCAAAGCATCTGAATTTGATCT